AGAGCGCCGCGTCGTCGAGCGAGAAGATGTGCGAACGGCCGACCGTCACACCGCCACCCCGTTGACGGTCATGGTGATCACCTCGCCGGGCGCGGCGTAGACGCCCATCGTGTCGAGCGCCCGCGCGCGCAGGAGGACGACGCCGATGATCTGTTGGAGGTCGGAGGCCGTGAGGTCGAACGCCACCGGGTCGTAGGTGGCCGAGATCCCGCCGCCGTCGAGCCGCGCCGTGAAGTGCCGCACGGGCGTCACGCCGAGCGCCGCGATCCGCGCATCGAGCACCGCCTGCACCGCCGCCCGGTCCTCTGCTGTGAGCGCGACCGCGAACGCCTCGCTCGTGTCCCGGATGGCGGACTGCGTCGGGTCGGCGGGCAGCGCGCGGAACAACCCTTGGAAACCGCGCACCTCGCCCGCGACGAGATCGATCTCCGCGCCCGCCTCGACCTCGAAACCGATCCACGCGCCCTGCGACGGCTTGGGGCACGGCTTCGGCGTGGCGAACATGCCCCGGATGATCGCTGGCGTCGGCATGTCAGTACCCTCCCGCCCAGCAAAGGGCTCCGGCTGCGATGCCGAGCGTCGATGAGGGGTTCGTGATGAAATCGCCCATGTGCTCCTCGATGGTCCGCGGTGCAGACGCCTGCTACTGGAACTCGCCGACCGTGCCGAAGGTCGACGACTGATAATGCACGTCGACGGACAGGATCCCGACGTTCGACGGACCGCCGTCCGTGTAGGTGTCGGTCACGCTGGCGCCATCCCGGACCAGGTGCACCACCAGAATCGACGACGCCGCCGCGGCGGCGCCAGGCGCGGCCGTGGCGATCGCCGTCTTCTCGTGCTTGAACTCGTCGCCCGCCGCGATGTTGACGTCCGCCGTGAACGTCGTCCACGACGCGTTAGCTGGCAGCGTCCCTGTGATGTCCGCCCACGCATAGAGCCCGGTGAACCTCACCACGCGAGGAGCCCCGGGCGCCACGAGCGGGATCCAGTGGATGTGGGGCTTCACCGCCGTCGTGATCTTCCAGCGGTGCGGCATCTGCGCGAAGAACGTGAGCGCGTCCGTTCCGGTCGACGACATCGACGCGATCTTCGCGACCGTGTCCCGGTACGAGACCGCCGTCAGCGATGAGGCCCCGATCGCCTGTAGCGTCGGCACCTGAAGATCATCCCAGACGTCCGCGGGCCCAGCGTGGATCTTGCTCCTCGAGACGTCCGTCGCGCCGACGGGCAGCGCGATCGCGAGCAACAGCCCGACCAGCAAGCGCCTCACTTGCACTCCTCCGCGTGGACGACCGTCCCTGCCGTGTCGCTGATGCACTTCACCTGCCGCCCGCTGGGAGCTCGGTACGTCACACAGTCGCCCTTGGCGAGCACCTCGCCTGGCCCGGCGACGCCCATGGCGGGCATGGTCCCGTCCTCTCGGCACTTCACCACGGGCGAGCCGGGGTTCTCTACCGAGTTGCAGGCGAGGACGACCTGCCGAAGCGGCGAGAGCGCAGCCGCCGGCACAGCCGCGCCAGCGAGGCCGACCACCGTGACGGTGTGCGTCGGGCTCACGCAGGTCTGCGCCTTCCCGGCGCCGGGGACCGCGAGAACCGCGGCGAGTGCTAGGCCAGCAGCGAAAGCGCGCATCGCTACTGCCACTTCCCGACGAGGTCGAGATTCTTGAAGGTCGGCTGCGTCGCGGTGCAGCCGGCGGTCGTGATGCTCGCGGTGATCGCAGCGCTCGCCGCGTAGACGCACCCGGTCCCGACGCCGGCCACGCCCGAGACGCGCACGAGCCCCGCAGTCGAAGTGCCGTCGGGCGGCGCGCTGTTGCAGGGGATCGTCACGGTGCAGGTGTTGGTCCCATCGGTCACCGTGATCACTGTGTTGGCCGCGCCGCCGCCGCTCGCGACGCTCGCGTAGCCGGTGATCCCCGTGACGGTGAAGGCCTGCGCCGGGAGAACATGGCCCACGCAACCGGTACCCGTGACAGGACAGGCGCCGGTCGCGGCAGCCGCGTTCAGCCACCAGGTCGTGAGGGTGTGGGAGCTCGCCGACGCGATCCAGGTCGTCGCCGTGAGCTTGCCGGTGACCCCCAGCGTCGTGCCCACCGTGGCCGCGCCGGTCACCCCGACAGACGCCAGCGTCGAGGCGCCCGTCACGTTGAGCGTGGTCCCGACGGTAGCTGCGCCCGTGACGCCGACCGATGCCAGCGTGCTCGCGCCGGTGACGCCGAGGGTCCCGCCGATCGCAGTGTTCCCCGAGAGCGTCTTCGCGCCCGCGATCGTCTGCGCGCCGGTGGTGACGTACCCGCTCGCGGCCGCGCCCGCGGCGGGGAGGGAGATCGTCCCGTTCGCCAGGGTGAGCGGCGCGTTGACCTTGGCGAGGCCGTTGGGCGCGTCGACCCAGACCGGGTAGGGGGCCGCCGCGGTGGCGACGGAGGCGAAGGCTGCGACGAGGAAGGCGATGAAGATCCGCATGACGATGTCCTCCTTGGGACGGTGACGGGGCGGCGACTCGCGCCGCGGTGCAGGCGACCGCAGGTGTATCATCGGGGGACCTTGAGCGCGACTCCCCGGTAAAAGCCGCCGTAGCGCGACCAGTCCTGCACCGCCTGGACCTGGAAGACGTCGTCGCCGACGGCGATCGTGTCGGGCGGCGAGCCATCCTCCGCAGCCGTCCGGATGAGGAAGGTCGTGAAGACCGTCACGGCCTCGCGCGTCCGCATCGATTCCTCGAGGAGGAGCAGGTCGCGTCCGGCCGCCGGCTGGATGCACGCCGTGATCGGGATGACCTCCTCGGCCGGCGCCGACGCACGCCCCAGCACCACGATCGGAGGCGACCTCCGCGTGAGGTTGTAGGGCACCGCGAACTCGGTGATCACGTCCTCGCCGATGCTCATGTCGCCTCCGGGGTGGGCCACGGCGGCAGCGGAACCGTCTGTCCTGCCAGCGCGTGCGTGCAGTCGGCGAGGAACTGGATCTGGCCGTCCCGCACGAACGAGTGACAGACGCCGCACTTGAATGGCGCGGGCTCGTCCGGGTGCGCCGCGTTGTAGGTGCACCAGCAGTAGCCCGGGCCGGCGAAGTGGCCTGAGCGAACAAGCACGGACGGCGAGAACGTTGGCCGCTCCGCGTTGCCGTCCCATGTCCAGATGCTCGGCTTGATGTGGTGTGCCTCCTTGCAGCCGGGGCACCAGAAGGCCATCACTCCATCGGCGAGGCCGCGGAGGACCGGAGATGCCTGGCTCATCACTTCCCCCCTGCGCCGGAGCCGCCGCTCAGCACGACCTCATGGGTGATCGAATTGCGGAGCCGCCCGGTGTCTACCAGAGGGCGCGGGTCGACGTTGGCCGCCTTGCCCCGCTTGTTCCACGCGCCGCTCGCGCGCTTCCTGGCGATCGTGCTCTCGGCGAGCGGTGGCGGGATGCCCGCACCGTCGACCATCCGGTTCCGCATGTCGCGCGCCATCTGCATCCCGACGATCTCGAGCATGACCGGGATCGTGGTCCGGCCCTCGTAGACCTTCGGGAGGAGCTCACGCAGCCGGCGGATGTACTCGTCGCGGTGCAGGATGAAGGTGCCGTTGATGAACGGCCGCGGCGGGATCGTTGCCGTGCCGAACTCGTGGATGACGGCGAGGTCGACGTTCGTGAGCGGAGCCGCGCCGTCTTCGTCGTCGTGCTGCTCGGTCGCAGCCTGCCCCGTCACGCCCGCCTTGACGTAGGACTCGCCCTGCCGCATCGAGCGCAGCAGCGCTTGCAGACGCTTCCAGCCGTCCGCCTTCTCGTCGATCGTGAACGTCGCGCGGGCAGCCACGAGCGCCTCAGACGACGCGCATCCCGGAGAGGAGACTGCGGCGCATCCGGAGGAGGATGATCCCCCAGCGCGTCATCGCGAGCGTGTCCTTGTCGACGCTCGGCGCGGCGTAGCTCACCGAGATCCCGCCGACGCTCTTCGACGTCACGGTCAGCCCGCCCGCGCCCGCCTTCGACGGGTACATGAGCGCCAGGTGATGCGCCACGAAGAGCGCGCCGGCCTGCCGAGCTCGGTCGTCGGTGCCCCAGACGGGGTCGTTCTGGAACGGCGCCACGAGCGCGAGCGCCGCCGTCCACTGCGCCTCCGTGAGCGTGGCGAACGTGGACTCCGGGGCGACGGCGAGGACGTCTTCCTTGGCTGCGATCATGGCTGCGTCCTCCTCCGTCGTCCCGGGTCCGGCTTGCTACTTCGAGTTGCCCTCGGCCGCGTCGCTGGCCGCCTTGTCGTTGCGCGGGTCGATCGCGTCGATCTGGTCCTCGATCGCGTCGAGCACCTTCTTGCGCTTCTCGGTCCGTTGCCAGGACTTGAGCAGGTCCGCGCCGACCGTCTCCTTCACCAGCGCGATCGCCTCCTCCTCGTCCTTGATGCCGGCGAGCGACGTCAGGTCGACGCGCGTGTCGCCGACCTCGAACCCGCCGCGCCCCTTGAGCTTGAGCAGCGCCGGCATCACGCCCGCGTCCTTCGCGAGGTCCCACTCGTCGGCGTCGACCGCGTTGACGCCCGGGAGGAGGACGACGTGCGCGACGACCACCGGGCGGTCGGTCGGCTTCTTGCCCGACGTCTGGATCGGGATCCGGTAGACGCTGGACGTGTGGTTGATGACGAGGATCTTCGGCGCCGGGGTGGGGTCTGCCATCGGGTGTGCCCTCCGTGGGGGTTGTGGTCGCCCTCAAAAGCGAGGGCCCGACGCCTTGTGTAGCACGTCGGGCCCTCGGTGGTCTGCTGCTGCTGCCCCTCGTGGGGAACTACGCCCCGGCGCCGTCCGCGTAGGTCAGCGAGAACGGGTAGCGGGTGAAGACGCCGCCGGTCCGCGCGTGGCACGCGCTCTGGAACCGGAGCCCCATCTGCTCGGGCGGGAAGACCTCGAACGGCTGCGGCTCGAGGTACTGCACCTTCTCGGGCCGCGGCGTGTAGACGACGATCCGGCTCACGCCGGCCGCGCCTGCATCCGCGCACCTCCACCAGGGGATGACCTCCTTGATGTAGGGGCTGTTCTTCAGGAAGTACTGGAGGATCGTCGTGTCGCTGGCCGTCGCGAACATCGGGGTCGTGCTGATGAGCGCGAAGAGGTCCAGGTCCAGGAGCATCCGGCTCGGACGCTCGATGCCGCGGGTCAGCGAAGCGCTGTTGTGCGCGATGCCGTTGAGGTCCGCGAGGATCTCCTGCTGGGTCTTGTTCACCCAGAGGGGAGAGCCGCCGGCGCCGTTCGGGATGACGTAGGCGGGGACGTTCGCGAGGTTGAGGATCCCCTTGCTCCCGGCCTTCGTGTCGCCGATCGCGTAGACCTCGTCGAGCGTGCGCTCGATGGTGTCGCGTGCCGCGTCGGCCTTCTCGGACTCGAGCGGGATGCCGGCCATGGCAGCGCCGCGGATATCCATCACCGAGTAGCCGTAGCTCGCGCCGTAGCCCTCGATCCGGACCGTGTACTCCTTGCCGCGGATGTCGGACCTCGGGAGATCCTCGGCGTAGCTCGCCAGGAGCTTCGCGACACCGAAGCGGTCGAACATCCGATACGCGAAGGTCTTCGCGGCCGGGTTGACGCCGACCTTCGGAGGGATGAGGCTCTTCGCGATGAGCTCGGGGTACTCGACCTTGTAGATCTGCTGCTCGATCTCCCAGAGCGAACGCGCGAAGAACGCGTTGTGGTCGGCGTCGTCGACGCGCAACTGCGCGAAGTCGAGACGTCGGGGACCGGCCTGCCGCTTGATGGTCATGACGATGGTTCTCCTTCTTTCCCTTGAGGGCTGGTGGTCCCCTGCGCCTTAGACGCGGGAGGCTTCGAGGTTGAACGCGACGACGGCGACAGCACCGGCGGCGAGGGTGCCGCCAACGCGGATGGACGCGCCCTTGAGGATGACGCAGGTGTCGGCGCCGTTGTTGTCGACGTCGTTGCGGACCGCGCCGAGCTGGAGCTTCCCGGCGCCGTTCGCAGTGACGCGGACGTAGACCGGATCATCCTCGACCATGTCCTCCTCGATGAGGGCGTAGAAGCGGCCCTCCTCGGCGACGGGGACGATGTCGTTGACGTTGATGTCCATGCCGGCCGCGAGGTTCGTGCGGTCGATGTGGTGCGTGTGCACCAGGAGGCCGCAGATCTTGTCGCCGAGCGCGTTGGGGTACTCGACCTCGCCCGCGTTCGCGCCCTTGGTGACGAAGATGCCGAACGGCGCGCCGCCTGCCTCGACCATCTTGGCGGTACGGATCCGGCAGTTGTCGGTGTTGTCGGCGATCATGCCCGGCATCGCGACGGTGGGCTTCTCGTTGTAGACGGTCTGGCTCACGGCTGGCTCCTTCTGGTAGGTGGAGGCGTCTGCAGCCCCCGTGCAGGCGGGCTGCGATCGGCCGCTACGCCTTCGCGGTCACGGCGCCCGGGATGGGCTTCTTCCAGCGGGCGTTCTGCTCGTCGATCATGTCCTGGCGCGCGCTCTTGTCGCTCGCGTCGGTCCGCTGGCCGTTGCCGTCGACCGCGGCGACGATCTCCGTGCCGGTGACCTTCGCGTCGAGCTTCGCGCGCTCGATGTCGAACGCCGCCTGGACGTAGTCGGGGCTCTTGCCGTCGAGCTTGAGGCCGGCGAGCTTCTCGACGACGGCGCGCTTGATGGCGCCCGCGTCGAAGGAGTCCGCCTTGACCTCGACGCCCGCTCGGTGCGCGACGTCCATCAGGTCGGTGCGCTCCGCGACGATCTTCGCGATCGCGTCGGGGGAGGCGGCGCCGTCGGCGCGAGCGGTCTGCTTCTTGACCTCGGCCTCGGCGGTGTCGGCGCGCGCGGTCTGCTTCTCGACCTCGGTCTGCGCGGCGGTGGCGCCGTCTTCCGCGTCGACGACGCGGGCGGCGAGGGTGTCGAGCGCCTGCTTCGAGTCGGAGCGCTCGGCGTTGAGCGCCTCGGCGACCTGATCGGCGACGTCGAAGGTGATGCCACGGATGGTGATCTTCACGGTGCCTCCTGGGGGGTCTTGACGTCCCGAATCACGGGAGTCGGTTATCACGGCATGACCTGCCGCGTCCAACTTGATGCGCGCGTCTGCGCCCGCACGGCCGCGCGGGAGGACGGCGACGTGGTTGCCTCGGATGGTGTGCTGGCGGCAGTCGTAGCGCTGTCCCTGGTACTCGCCGGGCGTCTCGTCCACCTGGCAGGTGTAGCCGCACGACACCTCGACTGCGGAGCGATCGAGGATCTTCTTCACGAGCGCGGCGTCGGTAACCATCATGGTCCCGAGCACGTGCTTGCCGTCCGGCGCCGGGGCAAACGTCTCGCCCATCTGGCCGCGCTGGTACTCGCGAGCGTTGTCGGCGGTGACCCAGCCGGCGGCGGGGTGGCCGTCGGTGATCGGCATCATCGCGAACGAGCGAAGCGAGTCCTCGTGGAAGACCTCGGCCGCGTCGCGGAACTCGCGACGGACCGACCCGTCCTCGTTGAGGTACTCGTAGACGCCGGTCCGGGAGATCTGGGCAGGCGCCCGCAGGAAGCCGTTGTCGAGCTTCTGCGCCTTCTTCGCGTCGAGGGTGAGGCGGTCTAGGCGGCGGACAGTGGTCATGGGTGGTACCTCCCCGGCGCGGCGCGCTTGGCTGCGAGAGCCTTCTTCTCCCGCTCGATCTGCGCGGAACGTCCGGCGGTGGGCTTGTAGGAGAGAGGCTGGCGTGCCGCGCTCGGACTGCTCGCCATCGCGGTCAGCTTCGCCTGCCGCTGCTCCTCGATCGCGTTCTCTGCCTGCTCGTTTGGCCACCTAACCGATGGTGAATTGGTCGACTTCCCAGCCTCGTGCTTGGCGATCGCGGCCTTCGCGCCCGCCGGCGTCAGGAACGATCCGACCCTGGTGGCCTTGCCGCCGACAGTGGTGGTCGCATCATGGAGACCGCTGAACGGGTTTCGCCGGATCTCGTGCTGCCCGCCGGGTATCTTCTTCGTCTCGACGGTGGCATTGCCGGCCCCACCACTGGTCCACTTTCCGTTCTCGTCGCGCTCCTGATCTGGGCTAAACTCGTCTCGTCTCATCCGATCTCCTCCACGAGCCCCTCGAGATCCGGCTCGGCCTGACACCTGCAGTTGATCGCTTCGCCCGGATGGCCATCGTCGGGCGGGTCGGTCCAAGAGAACGTCTGCCCCTCGCGGTCGAAGTGGGCGTCTCGCACCCTGTTATCACGGGCGGTCCGCCAGACATACTTCGCGACGCCGATCGCCTTCTGTCGCTCCTCGTTGAGCGCGCCGTAGAACTTGCCGACCTGGTCGCGCGCGATGAGCTCGGCGTGCCGGTCGGAGACGTCGTACCGCTCGCCGATCTCGGCCGCGATCTCCTCCCAGCGGCGGCCTGCGGTGATCGCCTCGCCGAGGTGGGCCTGCAGGTCGTCGAAGTGCCGTTGCGCGAGCGAGCGAATGAGCGAGACGTTCTCCTCGACAAACGTGTTCGCCAGCGCCGGGAGCCAGTCCTCGACGATGCCGCCGAAGATGTTGATCCCGACGACCTTCTTGAACTGCTCGATGATCTGCGCCTTCTGGTAGTCGCTCGTGAGATCGGCGTAGCGGCGGGCGATGCGCGCGAGCTTCGTGTTCGGGAAGGCGTCGAAGAAGGCGGCTGCGGTCTTGGCGAGGATCGCGCTGGCGTTGGCGTCCGCGCGCCGGTCGGTGCGGGCGCTCGCCTCGATCTCCGCGCGGGCCGACTCGAGCGCGGCGCGGGTCGCGCGGTGCGCCTCGGCGAAGAGCGCCACCAGCGCGGCGGCGTACTGGCGGCGCAGGTGGTCGGGCTGCTGCTGGCGGCTCGGCGGGCGGAGGATCTTCTTGCGGGGCTTCCGCTTCCGCTTCGTCGCCTGGGCCAGCGCCCGCGAGCGCACGGCCTCGGCGAGGCGCGCGCTCTGCGCTCGGCTCGTCTCCGACCGCTTGCGGCGGTCCTCGGGGAGCGTGATAGCGAAGGGGAGCGCCACGGGTTACCCGTGCCGGCGGGCGCAGGTGGCGTGCGCGTGGGTGCAGGAGCCGCACATCGGCGCGCCGCAGGCGCCGCAGTGCTGGCGGGTCGCCGTACCGCAGGAACACGTGGCAGCGGTCGGGCTCCCCATCGGGCGCGGCACCGGCTCGGAGCGGCCGCTTTCGTCGGGGTCCAGCCGGCGGCGCTCGGAGTGGAGGGTCATCCGCGCGCCTTCACCGCGTTCGCCAGCGCGAAGAGCGCGGCGTCGACGGTAGTATCCTGGCAGTCGATCGCGAAGACCTGCGACGTCGATCCTGCGGCCCGCTGGTGGACGAGGACGAACCGGGCCCCATCGAGCGGCCTGCCGATCGCCTCCCGCACGTCCCGCAGCACCATCGCGTCGTCTCGCATCAGAACAGTCTCCGCTGCGGGTAGGTGATCGCGAAGCACCGCGTGCAGCGCAGGCTCCCGTCCGAGTAGGAGGCCCACGAGTGGACGGTGCAGACGCCTGTGAGCGCGCCGGCAACGTGCGCCGTCGAGGCGAGCGGATGCGGCGCCCGCACCGGCTCGCCCTCGCGGTCCTCTGGCATCAGGTTGTGGGTCAGAACTCCCGGCATGATCAAAGCCCGCATCTGCCGCTGCGCAACCGCATGCCGTTTGAAGTGCCGCTTCGCCTCGTCTGTCACTGTGCGCCTCCGTATCGACGCCCGAGATAGGCGTCCCTCTGCCATTTCTCGCTCACCGCAACGGCCCTGTCAACGCGCGGCCGGATCATCGTCGCAGCCGTAGAGTCCCGCATCGATCGCCAGCACTGGCGGCACTTGTCGTGGTCCGCGAGCGCTCGCGTGCCGCCGTCCTTACCAACGTGACGGATCACGATCCGGCGCCCGCACTCGCAGTAGACGGGCGCGGGCATGGCGGCTACCCCTCGGCCAGCCCGAGGCCGCGCACGCGCTCCAGCGCGCGGCCCTCCATCTGGCGCACGCGCTCGCGCGTGACGTTCATGATCGAGCCGATCTCCTCCAGCGTCACGCCGCCGCGATCGGCGACGTCCAGCGCGCAGGTGGCGCCGATCTCGTCGACGTCCTTACCGGGGAAGTTGAACTTGATCGAGCCCGTGTCCTGGTTGATGTCGAGGTACAGGTGGTGCCGGCAGGAGAGGTGCAAACACGGCCGCGCTGTCCCCTCGCAGTCCGCTCGCGTGCGAGGGCGCGTCCGTTCGAGCTCTGCGGCGAGCACGGGATCGGCAGGCTCGACGGCGATCTGCCGCTGCATCGCCTTGATCGAGAGCGTCCGGGAGCGCCGGTGTCCGTTGCCTGGCGCGCTCGACGGCGTGAGCGGCGCGGTGATCGGCTTGCGGGGCGCCACCTACTCGTCCTCCGCGTTGGGCTTCTCGCCGCCCTTCGCGGGCTGGTTCGGCTCGGCCGCATCGTCGTCGGGCTTCCCGGCGCCGAGAAGCAGTGGCTTGCCATCGGGCCCGAGGGCCGGAGCGCCAGGAGCGCCAGGAGGCGGATCCCTTTCCTCGCCCGGCGGGTTCTCCTCGAGGAACTGCTTCCGCGCCTCGGTGTCGATCGTGATCTCCGATGAGTACTTCGCTCCGCCGAACCGCGCGATCGCCACCTCGGCCGGGTCGAGCACCTGCTTGTCGATGTAGATCGCGTCCGCCGTAGCGACGGCCCCGCGCCGCTGCGCCTCTTCGAGCGCGGTCGGCTGCCAGAGCGGGTTGAAGTTGATCTCGATCTTCTCGGGGAGCACGCCGCTGGTCGGCCCCTGTTTGCTCTTGCAAAGCAGCGTCACAAGACGCCGATAGAGCGGGTCGTGGCGCCAGCGTTGGAGCGAGGAGATCTCGTCGTAGTAGCTGCGGATGTCGCTCGCGCCGGTCGCGTTGAGCCCGGCCGGAGCCTCGCCCGCGAGGAGCGTGACGGGGATGTCGGCTGCTGCCGCGAGCCGCGTGAAGAACTTGTCGAGCAGCGTGTCGAGCCCGGAGAGCGGAGTCGCCTTGCGCTCGAAGGTCTCGCCTTCGTCCATCACGACCATGCGCGCGACGGAGCGCATCATCTCGATCGCGAGAAGGCGCGCCTGCACGCTCTTGTCGTCGCCGTTCTCGATCGCCTCGCTGATCCCCTTCATCGTCGCGACGGCCTGCGAGAAGTCGGTGATCAGGTAGGCGGCTGCGTGCCACGACATCTGAAAGTCGCGAAGCACGTCCTGCACGCGCTGCAACACCGAGTCGCCCCAGCCGAGCGTCTCGCGGAGTTGCCAGCGGTTCGTGATGACGCCAGGGAAGCGAAGGATGCGCGACTCGTGGACGATCGGCAGCATCTGCTGCGGGGTGAGCGCGACCGCGCGCGATCCCGCGACAGCCGGAGCGCCGCCGCTGCCGACGAACGCCGGCCGCACGCGGTAGTACTCCGGGAGGCCGAACGACGGGGAGAGCGGATCCGCGTAGTAGGACAGCGGGTACAACTCGCGGGCGTCGAGCACGGTCAGGAACTTGATCTCCTCGATGCGCTCCTCGTCGAGCGGCACCGACGCGTCCTTCGCGCGATCGACGGCCCCGATGAAGATCCCGGCGCCCCCGTAGGCGCGCGAATAGCGCTCTGCGTCGTAGAAGCGGGTGCGGACATCGAGCCCCTGGAAGAGCTTCGCCTCGACGGCGTCCGCGCTCTCCTCGTCGATCTCGCCGCCGTCGTTCTCGAGGTGGACCTCGAAGCCGGCGCGGACCATCGCCTTCGCGGGGCGGTCGCAGATCTTCGCGGCCATGTCGTCGGCGCGGTAGAGCGTCGCGAGCTCGTCGTAGGTGATCCGGTCGACGAAGACGCCGGCAGCCATGCGCTTGTCGCGCGACGGGTCGCCGAGGCCGGTGAGGATGTTCTGCCAGCCGTCGGCCTTGCGGTTCCCTGCGGCCTTGATGGCTGCGGAGAGCCCGTCGCGCTGGGCGACGGCCGCGTCGGTGCGCGCCCTGAGCGTGCGGGCGTCTGCACGCTCGGGCGAGTCGGTCACGCGGAGTCGCTTCGGCGTCTTCCTTCGGTCGGCCATGTCCCCTCCGTATCACACCGGGGTGCAGCCCGGCACGTCCGCGCGCGGCGTGCGCGCCGGCTACATCTTCGCCATCGCCTTGAATCGCCCGAGCGCGCTGCCCCGCTTGATCACATCGTAGGCCGCGACCGCCGCGTCCGTCTGGTCGTCGTGCTCGTCGTCGAGCCCCGTGAAGCCCATCATCTCCGTCACGAACGGCTCGACCCACGCGTACTTCGGGGGGTCGCTGTCGACGAGCGTCTGACTCGGCACCAGCACGCGGCCCGCCGTCCAGGCTGCTGCCATCGGCTGCGCTCGCGTGAACTTGTCGAGCCGCGTGACCTCCGCGCCGACATCGAGCGAGCGCTCTCCGGGGTTGCCATCGCTCGACTTGAGGAGGTCGGCGACGCCGATCTCCGTGCCGCTGCAGTACCACCGGCGCCGGGCAGAGCGGCCGTGCCGGGCGACGAAATCCAGCGCGTGGCGCTTGAACTCGGACGCGCGCGCCTGCTTGCGGACCGCCTCCGCGACGAAATAGGTGTCATCGACGCCACGGAGCGCGACGGCGGCCGAGTAGTCGCTGTACTTCTTCGCGGTGTACGCGAGGTCGAACCCGAGCCCCGTGCGGAACATCTTGTTCGGGAGTTCGTCGTAGAAGTGGACGTCCTCGAAGACGGATCCGCCACGCCCGCGCGGCTGGCCCTGGTAGAGCGATGCCCACGTGTAGGCTCCGACCTCGGCCTCGATCTTTCGAAGCTCCTCGATCGGGTAGTGGCTCGGCCAAAGCGCCTGATCGTCGCCGTCGATCGCGGGGAGGCAGACGCTCTCCCATCCGCTCGCGATCTTCTCTCCCGCGAGATCCTGCGGGTGCCACCGCGTCATCACGATGATGATCGAGCAGCCGGGCTCACGGCGGGTGTACGCGACGTCCTTGAACCACTGCGAGACGCGGTTGCGGACCGTGCTCGACTCGGCCTCGAGCCGGCTCTTGAAAGGATCGTCGATGACCATCAGGCCATTGACGCCGCGGCCAGTGAAGGGCCCGAGGACGCCTGCGGTGAAGAGGGCGCCGCCCGCGCGCGTCCACCAGTGGGCGATCGCGCGGGAGCGAAGCTCGACGCCCGCCGCCATCGCGAGGTCCTGTACGCGGCGCGACTTCTCGTTCGCAAGGCCCGCCTGATACGTGATGTACGCGTGCCGCTTGTCGGGGCGGCGCTGCATGTAGCGAGCGAGCGCGGCGAGGATGGTTTCACTTTTCCCGTGACGCGGAGGAGCGTGCACGACCGCCTGCACGGGCTCGCGCTCGGCGCGCTCCAGGAGCTCGCAGAGCGGCGCGAGATGGCGCGGTGGCCCGTAGCCGGTCGCGTACCTCGGGATCCACTCCAGAAGGGGAACGTCGGGGACGCCCGCGACGGCGCGGTTCTGCGCGATGCGGCGCGCGGCGAGCTCTCGCATGATCGGAGCTGCCGCGAGCGCCACTCGCTACGCCCCTGCCCTCGGCGAGACGTTTCCGTCCCACGCCATCGTCATCGCGAGCACCTTCTCGAAGACGTCGGCGTCGAGGTTCCCTTGCAGGAAGCCGAGGTACTCGTCGAGCACCTGGTGGACGTGCACCTGCACCTGCGGTCCCCAGCGGCGCGCGTTGCGGCGCTCGAGCCGCCACGTGATCGCGCGGAAGTCGCCCTTGAGGGAGAGCTTCTCCAGGCGTGCGAGGTCGAGCACCTCGGCGTCGGCCTGCGCCTTCTCGACTGCGCGCGCGAAGTCGAAGTAGATGCCGCGCTTCGCGCGTGCGCCACGGCGGAGCCAGTCATAGGCCGCGGTGCGGGATATGCCTGCGGCTGCAGCCGCGGTCTCCATGTAGTTCCCGCGCGCGAGGAGGGCGACGATCTTCTCGGCGACCTCGGGAACGAGGCGGGTAGGGTGTCCGCCGCGATTCGCGGCGGAGGCCGCGGGAAGCTCGGCGGCGGTTGGGAGGTCGTCGGGCGCGTCGGGCTGGCTGGGGTCGGACACGTCGTGCTCCTAGTTGGGCAGTCGGCTCGGCGGGCCGCCCGTCTCGATCGGCGCCGGGAGCGCAGGCGCCTGCACGCGGCGGGGCGGGGTGGCCGTCGCGTCCACCTGCTCGCCGACGAGGCCGTCGCCGACATCGAGCCCCGCCTTGAGCGCGAACCGGGCCCAGCGGCGGCGGATGACGTCGCAGTACTTCGGGTCGAGTTCCACAAGCAGCGCGGACCGCTGCTCCTTCGCGCAGGCAACCATAGTCGTGCCGCTCCCGCCGAAGAGGTCGAGCACGAGATCGCCGATCCTGCTTGAATTGACGATCGCGCGACGCACTAGGGCGACCGGTTTCATCGTGGGATGCGCGGCAGAGACCTTCGGGCGCGGGATCTCCCAGATCGTGTCCTGTGTCCGGTCCTTGAGCACCAGGTGGGCGCCGTCGTCGCGCCAGCCGTAGAGGATCGGCTCGTGGCGCCACTGGTAGTCCTGCCGGCCCATCACAAAGACGTCCTTCACCCAAATGATCGTCTGTGCGAGCTTCCATCCGACGTCACGCACAGCCCCGCGGAAGTTGAACCCCTCGCTGTCGGCGTGCGCGATGTAGAAGATCGCGCCTGGGCGCATGAGCGCTGCGGCCGTCGAGAACGCGTCGCGGAGGAAGTCGCGAAAAGCACCGTCCTCCATCTTGTCGTTTTCGATCGTCAGCGCATCCTTCGTCTTCCCGACGTAACCGACGTTGTACGGCGGATCCGTCCAGACGAGATCGACGCGTCGCCCGTCCGATGCCGCCTCGACGGCGCCGATGTCGCGCGAGTCGCCGCAGAGCAGGCGGTGCGGCCCGAGGGCGTAGACCCTGCCGGCCTCGCTCTTCGGCTCCGCCGGCAGCGCAAGCAGGTCGTCGTCGAGATCCTCACCGATCTCCGCGAGCCGTTCCGCCTCCAACTTCGCGATCAGGTCGTCGACCTCCTTCTCGTCGAACCCGGTCGCCTCGAGATCCGCACCCGCCCTCTGCAGGTCGTCCAGCACCCGCGCGAGCGCCTCGCGGTCCCACTCGCTCTCCTCGCCGACGCGGTTGTCCGCGAGCGCCAGGGAGTGAGCTCGGATCTCGTCGAGGTCGAGGTAGCGGACCGGGACGAGCCT